TTCAGCAATGATCTACGGAGATTGGAACAACTTGGTAGTTGGTCAGTTTGGCGGTGTTGAGTTGGTTGTTGACCCATTGTCTCAAGCAATCGGAAACAAAACCCGTGTAGTAGTAAATCAGCACGTAGGTATCGCAGTGGAACAGCCTGCCGCCTTCGGTGCAATCGTCGATTTGCTTACAGCTTAATCGATAGGGCGGTGTGGCTTAGCGGCCTATCCGCCCGCCAATATGGCCAAAAAACAAGAAAAACAGCCAGAAGTGGCGACGGTAGTAAGTGTGAAGTTCACATTTTCACCGATTGGGGCGTATGGTTTGAGTTATTTTATCGGGGAAGTTGCCGAAATCGACGCGTTGTTAGCGTCTGAAATCGTAGCAAACGGACACGCTGAATACGTAACCGAACAACCCGAAGTAACCGAGGAGCAGACCAGCACCGAGGAACAACCAGAAGTAACCGAGTAAACATGTACATCGCACGCGAACTAATATCGAAAGACCACGCCGATACGGCATACATAACCTTGGCGGAAGCTAAGCAGCATTTGCGCGTAACTAGCAGCGCAGACGATGCCTATATTACGGGGTTAATTTCGATGGCATTGGACGCGTGCGATGCCTACGTGGGTTATTCGGTCCGTAAATCAACGGTTAAATACGCATTTGACGGATTTACGGGGCCTATGGTATCGGTTGACACGCTCAACCCTTTTGGATTCATTGAAGGCAACATGTTGCGGATTTATTCGCGCGTGTTGTCTATCGAGTCGATTAAATACGTGAACCAAAACAATACGGTTGAAACCGCAACGAATTGGATAGATGCGCCCGTTAAATTTGGGCAGTTTGGAAGGTCGGTATTTTTTGAATCAATCCCGGATAATTTGACGGACGACGACGTGCGTTTAATCGTCGAAATAAAGGAAGGTTTTGAACTTGCCAGTGCAACGGGTGTTAACGAATCGGCAAAATTTCCCGCATCCATTAAACACGCCGCATTGCTGTTGATTGGGCAGTATTACGATAACCGTCAATCGGTGGTTATTGGCGCAAGTGTGAACAAAATGGATTACAACCACGAATATCTGTTGGATAAGTACAGAGTCGTTAATTTCGGATAAGATGAACGCGGGATTGATGGACGAATTGGTAACGGTGCAGCAGTTCAGCACAACGACGGATTCAAACACCGGCGAAAAGGTGCGTTCATGGTCCACATACACGACCGCATGGGCACGCGTCCAGGAATCTGAAAGCGGAAACGAGGCGGTAGATGCAGACCGAATTGAGGCAAAACAAACGGTTGTTTTTACCCTTCGACACGACGCAGGCATAAACGCAAAAATGCGCATCGTTTGGGAAGGTAGAAATTACAACATTATAAACATCGCGGACCTTTCGCGCCGTATGTATTTGGTTATTCAAACAGAATTAGCCCATGATTAAGCAAAAAATTAGCGGCGAACAGTTCAAAAACCTTAGCATCCCATCGGGGAAACTTGGCGATATGATTGAGCGCGCTGGGCAAGTTTTTATTGCATTAGCCAAAGCGAAAGTAAACGTAAACACGGGGAATCTTCGCGAATCAATTGGTTATATCGAGCGCGATAACCGTGGCTCAAAATTGGCGTTTAGAATGATTGGAGCGCGTGTTTATGGCGGATTTAAAGGGTATCACGCCCATCTATTGGAGGAAGGAACGTCAAACCGTAACGCATCGCGTAAAAAGAAACGGAAATTAACCAACAAGGGCCGAAAATTATTGCCAAACATTGGACCAGAAAGGCCGTTTTTACAGCCCGCATTTGACCAGGGTAAAACAGCGTTCATGGCATCAATGGAGGCGCAAATAAAGGAATACATTGAAAACAAGGCCAAAGCGGCCGGATTACAAATAAAAAAATAAAAAATATATATCATGGCAAGCACAGGAATCACTAACGGCACGCTGATTGCAATCTACAAAGATGTAAGCGGCACTTTGACCAAAATCGCGAACGCGAGCTCAAACGATTTTTCAATCACCAAGGACATGATTGAGACCACCAACAAAGACAGCGCAGGCGCGAAGGAATACATCGCGGGCGAGTATGGGTATACCATGTCTGTTGAGGGTATGTTTGAGGAGGATGCTAGCGTAGGCGCGTCAATCAGCTGGAAAGAAATTTTAACCGATTTGATCGCGGGCACATCCGTAACAATCGTTATGACATCAAACGTTTCAGGCGACATCAAGTTGAGCGGCGCAGCGTTTTTCAGCGACTTGAATTTGACCGCCCCACGTAACGACGTGGCAACCTTCACCGCCTCAATTCAAGGCACTGGAGCGTTGACGGTTGGAACAATCTAATTTTTATTATCTTCGTGGTATGAACCACATCGAAATCGGGGGTGTTCAGCACCCCCTTTTGTTTAATTTTAACAGCCTACGCAACATCATGGAGATTGCGGGTTTGCATGATTTTTCAGAATTAAAAGATATTAAACAACTAGCCGAATCGCTAGATTTTGCGCTAAATGCCGCGTTTTATGGCATTGCGGAGGGTTACGCAGCAAAGGATGAGGAATCGCCCTATTTAACACCGCATAAATTGGGGTCTCAAATTACGCGTTTATCTCAGTTACAGCCCGCATTGAACGCGTTCACCGATGCAGTGAGTGAGTTTTTTAAGACAGACGAGCCAGAGGGAAAGACCAAGCCACGAGCGAAGGCCCGCCGTTAACGTGGCAAATGATTGAGCGAATTTCGCTCGGGGAAATGGGCATGAGCGAAGCCGATTTTTTACGCTCGACACCCCGTTTATGGCGTTCACGTCTTGACGGTATGCGCGGTTTACAGCGCGACCAATTACGCACACAATGGGAGATAGCGCGATGGCAGGCAGCTTTGATAATGTCCCCGCACCTAAAGAACCCAACGAGCCCAAAACGATTGGTGCGTTTCCCATGGGAGCAACCCGTGCACGACGATATTGTTGCGACCGTTTCCAAACATAAAGATATATTTGCCAAGCTCACCCCACCAACCCCATGAAAGCAGTAGACGCGTTTTATAACATCCTATCAAATAACGCGGCGTTGGTTGCGGCAGTTGGAACGAACATAAATCCGCTTCGAATTGTGCAGGGCGCACCTTACCCTGGTATCACATATCGCGTGACATCAGTTAGGCCGCATCCAAGCAAATCGGGCCATTCCAAAACGGATTGGTGCACATTGGAGGTTAATATTTACGCCGAAACATTTGCACAGTGCTACCCAATTGCTGATTTGGTTCGTACAGCGTTGGAAGTTCAAACACCTGGCACGTTTAACGGCGTGTATGTGTGGGAGGTTGAGTACGACGGCGAGGGTCATTTTGTTGACGATAACGCGGAAGAATTGGGAGTTTACCAAATTTCGCAGAATTACACAATTTCATATAACCGATAAAAATGGCGTTAAGTTCGATAAATATCGTATTGGGTGGCGACATAAAACCGCTAGAGAAAGCCCTCGACGATGCGGTTGCAAAAACCGAGAAAGCCGGCAAAGAATTATCGCAAGGCGCAGCGGATGCCGTTAAAAAAATGTCGGAGCAGTTCCAAAAAATTGCCCAACGTGATCCGTCCATGGCGACGGTTCGACAGCTGCAAAATATAGCAATGACCGCCCGCGCATTAGGTCCTGAGTTTTCAGACCTAGCAAACGAGGTTGTCAAGGCGGCAGGTAAAATGAAGGATGACATCGGAGATATGCGGGCAGAGGTTGGATATTTTGCTAGTGATACGCGCCGTTTGGATTCTGTTTTGGGAACCATGCAGGGAGTAGCGGGTGCGTTTGGAGTTGCCGAAGGCGCAATGGCCGTTTTGGGTGTTCAAAGCGAAGATTTCCAAAAAACCATGATAAAATTACAGGGCATCATGGCAGTCGTTACGGGATTGCAAGCCGTTCAGAATACGTTACAACAAGAGAGCGCGGCAATTCAAGGAATATTGGCGTTAAGAACCGCAGCATTGACGGCGGTTCAAACAGCATACACGACCGCAACGGGTGGAGCGGTTGGAGCTCAACGATTAATGAATTTAACCATGGCCGCAGCACCTTGGGCTGCCGCCCTTTCATTGGTTGCCGCCGTGGGGTACGCAATGGTTCAGTATTCTAAAAATGCGGGCAAGGTTTCAGCTACTCAAAAGGTATTAAATGAAATCACCCAAGAAACCAACAAGAATTTTGCAACCGAGGCTAAAAACGTTGGTGCATTGGTGGCCATTGTAAACGACCAGGCGTTAAGCATGCAGCAGCGCAAAAACGCGCTTGCAGAAATACAGAAAATTTACCCGGATTATTTGGCAAACCAAAGCTTGGAAAAATTAACGACCGATCAATTGAAAACCGCCACAACGGGATTGACGGCCGAAATATTGAAACAAGCCAAAGCCAAGGCGGCATTTGCAAAATTGCAGGAATTATCCGCCAAGATGCTAGAGTATGATTTGAGAAGTCAGCAGGCGCAAATATCAAAACAAGCCGAATTAAATAGATTGTATGCAGCAGGAGCAGACCCTTCGCAAATTCAAGGGTTTTTACAGAGCCAAGACAATTTAGGCAAAGTCGCAGCCAAACAAGCCGCACAGATTCAAACGCAAATAGACGCGATTCTTAAACTTGCCAAGGCTGAGGATTTAACAATTGCGCCGGTACAAGCCAGCGCGGACGCGATAAAAACACAGACAACCGCGCTAAAAGATTTGCAAAAGGTCACCCAAAACAATTTGGCGGACGTTTCGAAAGTTGTTCCAGGCAGCCAATTTGGGGCAGGTGCGCCAACCATTGAGAAATTTGCAGCCGCAACGGGCCCGTTGAAACAATATACCCAAGTTGTTCAGCAGGAAACCGCCCAACAAGAGGTGACGATGAGCGATTACGAACAGCGCATGACCTCAGCGATGGAAGGCGTTAACCAAGCATTCAACAACCTATCCGCGCAAGGATTGGAGGCGTTTGGGCAGTTATTGGGCGACATCATGACGGGGCAGGTAGACAGTTTCCAAGATTTTGGAAAACGATTGCTTCAAGCCGTCGCCGCGTTTATGAAATCGTTCGGGCAAGCATTGATAGCAACCGCAACGGCATCGAAGGCGTTCAAAGAATTACTTATCGCGCATCCAGTCGCAGCAATCGCAGCGGGTGTTGCATTGGTGGCAGGTTCGGCCGTAATTAATAACATGTTGGAAACAGGCCCCAACGTCACCGCGTTCGCCGATGGTGGTATCGTATCGGGTCCAACACTCGGTTTGATGGGAGAATATCCAGGGGCATCAACCAACCCCGAAGTTATTGCACCATTGGACAAGCTTAAATCATTAATGAAACCAAGCGATTCAGGTTCGGGTTACATTGCATCAACGCACGTAAGCGGTCGCGATTTGGCCATTGTTTTGAATCGATATAATAAGGATAACCAACGTGGCTAGG